TTCTTATAAACTTCTTTGGCTAACTTTGTTGCTTCTTCCTTAGAAACCTCTCCATCGTTGATTCTTTGCTCATATAAAGCTTTCATGATAATGCCAACAGAAGGGCCTGGTTCTAAATCGAATATATCCATTATCTCGTCACCAGAGAGAGGAGGTCGTAATTTAGATAGCTCTTCTTTTTCAGCTACTTCTTTTATTCTTTCCTCCATTTCATCTAGGTACTTATTTATCTCTTCATACTTTGCTTTATTCTTTGTTGTAATATCTGCCCTTACTAAATCGTTTAGCTCTTCCAACAATCCTCCAGCATCGATTATGTATCTTCTTACTGCAGAGTCTGTCCAACCCATCTTAAAAGTATGTGGTCTAAGATGGTTTTCAACCAAAAGTGAGACTCTCTTGATTGTCTCATTGTCATACTTAAGTCTCTTTAGAATTTTTTTACTCATTTTCGCACCAACAACTTCGTGGTGTCTAAAGTGTACTTTTCCATTCTCAATTCCCTTAGTTTTGGGTTTTCCTATGTCGTGCAGAAGTGCTGACATTCTTGAAATAAGTGTTGGAGAAACCCTGTCTAGAACAACCATCGTGTGTTCATACACGTCTTTATGATGATGTTTTGGATCAACTTCAATTTTTAATTCATTCAACTCAGGCATTATTAATTCACTCAAGCCACTCTCTACAAAGGCTTTTAATCCTAATGACGGTTCTTTTCCTGTAAGAAGTTTTGTAAATTCATCCCTTATTCTTTCAGTACTTACTATTTCTATTCTTTCAACATTTTTTGATATTGCTTTAAATAGTTCGTTATTTGGTGTAAATCCATGAGTGCTTACAAACCTACAAGCTCTGAGCATTCTTAATGGATCATCGGAAAAAGAAATATCTGCAGTGTCTGGTGTTCTTATCAACCCTTCTGAAAGATCTTTAAGCCCGCCATGGGGATCAATAATTTCATTATTATTTATGTCATAAGCAATTGCGTTAACTGTAAAATCTCTTCTACTAAGATCTGTCTCTAATTCTCCTGAAGTTTTAATTTCTGGTTTTCTTGAATCCTTATTGTATTTATCTTCTCTGTAAGTTGTTATATGTATTGAATAGTCTCCAACTGTTGTTTCTATTGTTCCAAAGGCTCTCCCTATTTCAGTTGTTTTGTATTCATTTTTATTGAGCATCTTTATCGAATCTTCAGAACTAGCATTTGTAGTAAAATCAAAATCTTTTGTTTCAATACCTAAAATGGCGTCCCTTACTGCGCCTCCAACTAAATAGATTTGAAAACCATTCTTTGCATACAAATTAGAAAGCTCTTTCAAAAAAGGCTTTTCATCCAAAACATTTAATAGGGTAGTTGGTACCATATTGTTAGCTTAGCTTAGAAGAGGAATTGGAAAAAAAAGAATGAATTCTAAAGTAGATTTTGCAGCAGGTGGAATAGTGTTAATAGATAACAAAGTTCTTTTAGTTAAAAATCGCCTAAGAAAAGAATATAAAGAATATTACGATTCTGGATTTTGGGGTTTCCCAAAAGGTCATATGGAAGAAGGTGAGTCACCCCTTAAAGCAGCTGAGAGAGAGGTTTTTGAGGAAACGGGATTTAAGGTTAAAAGCATAACTGAAAAACCTATTGCTGAATCAAGATACACAATTGAATACGGAGAAACTATAGAAAAAACTGTCTGGTTTTATGAAATGAAAGTTATAGAAGAGTTTGTAAAAGAGCCTGATGAAGAAATTGAAGAAATAGCTATTGTTTCAGAAGAAAAAGGTCTTGAGCTATTAACTTACGATGAAGATAAAAAAATTTTAAAATATGTATTTAACAGATGAAAAGAAATTAAATTTCAGAATAAACGGCTTATTTTATACAAGAAAATGGAATGACTATGTTAAATATGTTTACTTTGAAAATGTTTTTGGAGGAAAGTCTTTATTAAAAAATATAAATAAAAAATCGGAAGAATTGGGTCTAATATTTAATTCTTCAATGGTCAATGAATCAGAGGAAAAAAAATGGCTAGATTCGGGGTGGTTTAAAAAACATAACTTACTTGTTTGCGAGTCACACTTAAAAGATGTTCAAGGGGGAAGCTTAAAACCTAGCAAATCTATAAATCACAAAAGGTTAGTTACGTCAGATATAGCGGAGTTAATCAAGATAGATGGGAGGATTTTTGAACCTTATTGGAAAAACTCTTATTCAAATTTTATTGAAACTATGAAAAGCTGTAATAAAAACTATCTATTTAAAATTTCTTCAAATAGTAAGTTAGGTGGGTATGCAATCCTTGGGGTGACTAATGGATTTACTTATCTTCAAAGATTTGGAATTCACAAAGACTTTCAAAAACAAGGTTTGGGTGGGGAATTACTTCAGTATATTTTATTGTTCGCGAAGTTAAAAAATTATAAAAAGATGAAGCTTAATACTCAAGAAAACAACGAAGCAGCCTTGAGTCTTTATACTAAAAATTCTTTCCGCATTTCTAAAAGAAAACTAATAATAATGAGTTCCCATCATCAAAACGGAGTTTAAAGAGTTACTTAATAAACTTAAGTAGCTTATTATGACACTATGGAAGAAGATAGTTTTGTAGAATCTATAGACAGCTTAATAAAAACAATAAAAGATCTTATTGTTAGGCCCATTCAGCGTTTCACAGGCTTTGCAAGTCTAGGTTTATTGCTTGTTGTTTTGTTGTTAACTGCTTTAGTTTTTTTATTTATGGGAGTACTTAAAATAATGCAGGGGCTTGGTGTTTTGCTTGGGGTTAACCCAACTGGTTTTGCTTTAGCTGCACTAGGTTTAGTTTTTTTAATTTTGTCATTAAACAACTACAGGAAGAAAAGAAATGCTTGATTTAGCAATTATTGGTTCGGGACCTGCTGGTTATACTGCCGGCATATATGCTTCAAGAGCAAGTTTAAAACCCGTTCTTTTTGAGGGCTTGGAGTCTGGTGGCCAGCTTATGCTAACAACAGACGTAGAAAACTATCCAGGTTTTGATTCGGGGATAATGGGTCCTGATTTGATGCAAATATTTAAGAAACAGGCCGAAAGGTTTGGTACTGAGATAAAAACCGAAACTATTAATTCGATTAAAAAAATAGATGGTGGTTTTATTCTTAAAAGCGCCAAAGATTCTTATGAATTTAAATCAGTAATTATTTCATCCGGTGCTTCTGCAAAATGGCTTGACGTAAAAGGAGAAAAAGAGCTTCAAGGACATGGTGTTTCTGCTTGTGCAACATGTGATGGTTTCTTTTTTAAAGAAAAGGAAGTAATTGTTGTAGGTGGGGGAGATTCTGCAATGGAAGAAGCACTTTTCTTAACTAAGTTTGCAACGAAGGTTTATATTGTCCACAGAAGAGATTCTTTTAGAGCAAGTAAAATTATGCAAGATAGGGTTTTAGGCAATGATAAAATCGAAGTGCTCTGGAATAAAGAAGTGACTGAAATTCATGGATCTGAAAGTGTTGAGTCTGTGTCTCTTTCTGATACTAAAGATGGTTCTTCTTCTGAGCTAAATATAGATGGTGTGTTTATGGCAATTGGCCATACTCCAAACGTAGATTTCCTAGATGGATTAGTTGAGCTAGATGAAAAGGGATATGTAAAAACTGGCTTCACAACTGAAACTAGCACCTCTGTTCCCGGAGTCTTCGCAGCAGGTGATGTTGCTGATTCAATTTATAGACAAGCAGTAACGGCTGCTGGAACTGGCTGCCAAGCAGCAATTGACGCCGAAAGGTGGCTTGACCATTAATCTAAATTCTCTATCTTTTGTAGATGAGCTTTCAGAGGTTGAATTACAAGACCTTAGAGAAAGGTTGACTTATGTGGGGTATCCACCACCAGAAGAAACAACAGAAATTAAATCTATTCTGTCTTTATTTCTTGAAGACAGGAGTTTGGGAGATCTTTCAACGAAAGAGGAGCTTTGGATAGAGCTTGTCAACTATGGATATAAGCTTGGAGATAGAATTTTAACCAAAACAAACCCAAGCCTTTATGGAGCAGATGTCGAAGAACTTCAAGAGCTTTTATCTAGATTAGGTTTTTACTCAGAACCTATAAATGGAATTTTTACAAACGATGTTGTTTCTTCTGTGATTAAATTTCAAGAAAATAGAGGTCTAGATATAGATGGAACGGTCGGTCTAAATACAGTTGAAGAAATTAGGAAGCTTATAAGACCTGGTTTTGATACTTCTCTAAACGAAGCAATAAAAACAATATCTCCAGGCTTTATGACTGGTAGCATTGGTTATTCTGTTTCTTTTAATCTTCCAAATGTTGGAAGCTATAAAGAACAAATTGATATTTATGAAAAAACAAAGACTCTCTGTTTAGAAAAAAACATTCTTGCTTCTTTTGCTTCTGAAGCGGGTGAGGAGATAGAAGAAAAAAATATAATAAACTATGTAAACAATAAACAACCTGCTCTTTTTGTTTCTTTTAATGACTCTGATGAAAGTTTTGTTGAGTATTTCAAAGGAAGTTTTTCAGAAAGTGTTATTGGGAAAAAATTAAGCGAAGCTATTGGTGATGAATTTAATATTCCTATTTCCGGAAGATCTTCAAACTATTTAAAAAACACTAAATCTGTTTCTATAGTTATAAATGGTAAATTTTACCAAATTGATAAAATAGAGAATTTTTTAACTTTTCTTCTAGATGAATTGAATAAGTTATTATCTACTTAAATCTATTTATAAATTCATCTATATCTATAGAAGGAGTAAAAGATTATATTAAATCTATTACAAAGATTAAACCAAGACCTTATCAGATAGAAGGTGTATGTGATTGTTTAAAACATAATAGAAGATTGCTTGTCAGTCCTACTGCTTCAGGTAAATCTTTAATGATTTATTCTCTAGTTAGATATTATGTACATAAAGGAATGAAAATTCTTTTAGTTGTTCCTACTACTTCTCTTGTAGAACAAATGTATAAAGATTTTGTAGAGTATGGATGGGATGCTAAAAATCATTGTCATAGGATTTATTCTGGTAGAGAAATAAGTAATACTAATGAGGTAACTATTACTACTTGGCAATCTGTATTTAGAATGGAGAAATCATTCTTTAAAGATTATGATGTCATTATAGGAGATGAAGCACATCTTTTCAAGAGTAAATCATTAGTCAATATTATGACTAAGTTAGAACATGCTAAGTATAGATTTGGTTTTACTGGTACTTTAGATGGAACACAGACTCATAAATGGGTGTTAGAGGGATTATTTGGACCATCATATAAAGTAACTAAAACTGAAAAATTAATGAGAGAAGGACATCTATCTCAGTTAGATATTCAATGTCTTGTTCTTAAACATCCACCTAAGAAGTTTGAAACTTATGAAGATGAACTTCAATATTTAATTTCTCATGAACAAAGAAATAATTTTATTACTAATCTTACATTAGATCTTAAAGGTAATACTCTCATTTTATACAGTAGAGTAGAAACCCACGGAGCAATACTTTATGAAAAGATAAATAATATTAAGCACACTGATCGTAAAGTATTCTTTGTTCATGGTGGTGTTGATGCTGAACAGAGAGAATCAATTAGGGAGATTACAGAAAATGAAAAAAATGCAATTATTGTTGCCAGTTATGGCACTTTTAGTACTGGGATCAACATTAAGCGGTTGCACAACGTCATCTTCGCCAGTCCCTCAAAGTCCAGAGTCCGTAATCTCCAATCAATTGGACGGGTTCTTAGAAAAGGTAAAGACAAAGTAAAAGCTATTCTTTATGATATAGGAGATGATTGTACTTATAACTCAAAGAAAAATTATACTCTCAATCATCTTATTGAAAGAATTAAAATTTACAATGAAGAAAAGTTTAATTATGAAATAATCACAATACAATTAAAAGGAAAATAAAATTATGTCAATCGAAGATGATTTCTATGCAACAATAAAATTTAAATCTGGCGAAGAAATATTTGCTAAGGTGGCCGCTTCAGAAGAAGAAGATAGGACGATGTTAATTATTCATCATCCTATTATTATAGGAGAAGTTAAAGGGAAGAGTGGAATAGTAGGATATAAAGTAGAACCATGGTTAAAAACTAGTAGAGAAGATATGTTTATTATTAACATGGATAATATTTTGACTCTATCTGAATCGGGTGATATGGAAATGATTATGATGTATAAAAGATATTTAAAAGATACTGAAAGTGATAGAAAAAATAATTTAAAAATTAATAGAAGAATGGGATATCTTGGAACTGTAGATGAAACCAGAGACTCCTTAGAAAAACTATTTAAAAAAGATAATACAAATAGCTAGCCCCTGTCCCAGAAACCCTACAAAGGTATTGTAATGGTATAATTTAAACTTGTCAAGTCTCCTAAGAAATGTTATACTATCTACATAGTAGTGATAAAGACTTATGGCAATAGCTGCAGGTAGAACTATGGCAAGGCGGACAAAAAGGTCTGAGCACTATGTGAATAATAAAGAGTTTCTTACGGCATTAGTGAAGTATAGAGACGAAGTTGAACTTACTTTTATTCAAAAGTATGGTAGAGAACCTTTAAAGGAAGATCGATCCAAAGGATGGGATACTAAACCCGTTATTCCTCGTTACATTGGCGATTGTTTTTTAAAGATTGCTAATCATTTATCATTTAAACCAAACTTTGTTAATTACATGTTCAAGGAGGACATGATCTCAGATGGAATCGAAAATTGCGTTCAGTACATACATAATTTTGATCCTGAGAAATCCCGTAATCCTTTTGCATACTTTACGCAGGTTATACATTATGCATTTCTCAGAAGAATACAAAAAGAGAAAAAACAATTAGATATTAAAACAAAGATTATTGAGAAGAGTGGATTTGATGAAGTTATGATGGTTGATGATACAGCATTATCTGGTGCTGCTTCTGATTATAATACAATTAAAGATAATATTCAGTATCGCAATAATAATCGATGAAGGTTGCCATCATAACCGATACCCATTACGGGGCTAGGAAGGGTTCTAAGCATCTTCACGATTATTTTGAACTATTCTATAAGAATGTCTTCTTTCCATCTTTAGAAGAGCATAATATAGATACTGTTCTCCATATGGGAGATATATTTGATAGTCGCAAAGCAATAGATCTACAAAGTCTTGAGTGGTCTAAGAGAGTTGTATTTGAACCTCTTAAAAAATATAAGGTTTATGCAATAATCGGCAATCACGACTGTTATTATAAGAATACTAATTTTGTTAACTCTCCTGAGTTATTATTACAGAACTATCCAAATATAAAATTATATTCTAAAGCAAGTGAATTTAAGTTGGGTAAGGAGAAGTTTCTTTTCTTACCTTGGATTAATAGTGAAAACTATGATGATACATTAGCGATAATTAAAAAAACCAAAGCAAGAGCTGCTTTTGGTCATCTTGAACTTAATGGGTTTAAGGCAACCCGTGGACATATGATGGAAACTGGAATGGATGTTAATATTTTGGATAAGTTTGAAAAAGTATTCTCAGGACATTTTCATACTAGATCTAATAATGGTAAAATATTTTATTTGGGTAATCCATATGAGATGTTTTGGAATGATGTAAATGATCCAAGAGGATTTCATATTTTTGATACTGAGACATTAGAGACCACTTCAATTGATAATCCATATAAATTATTCTATAACATCTATTATGATGATACCAATTATAAGTTATTCAATGCTACTGAGTATGAGAATAAAATTGTAAAGGTAATTGTTCGTAAAAAGAGTAGCATAAAAGATTTTGATAAGTTTATAGACAAACTTTATGCTGTTGGTGTTCAAGATCTGAAAATTATTGAAAACTTTGATATTCAAGAAAATGAAGAGTTTGATATAGATGAGGATGAGAATACTCTATCAATTTTAAATCGTTATATTGAGGAATCTGAATTTGAGTTTGATAAAAATATTATAAAAAATATTTTCCAAGATCTTTATAGGCAGGCTTGCGAGGTAGAGTAAAATGTGGCTCCTCACATTAAAAGATAGAAAAGATGATGGTGCTTATGCTGTTCAGGATAGGTATGGTGATAAGGTGCTTTTCTTATTTGAGCAACAGGATGATGCAACAAGATATGCATTAATGTTAGAGGATGATGCTGTATATCAGAAACCAATGGAAGTTGTGGAGGTTGATACAGAGCTTGCAATTAATACCTGCAAGAGGTATAATTATAAGTATTCAATTATAACTCCTGACGACTTTGTGATTCCCCCCAAGAATGATAACATTTCAGAAGATTAAATGGAAAAACTTTCTTTCCACTGGAGACCATTGGAATCAGATAGATTTTCAGCAATATAATACAAATTTAATAGTAGGCACAAACGGTGCAGGTAAATCCACTATGTTGGATGCACTTACATTTGTGCTGTTTAATAAAGCTTTTAGAAAGATAAACAAAAGTCAACTTATTAATACTGCAAATGAAAGAGATTGTTTAGTAGAAATTGAGTTTGATATTAATGGTCGTGACTATCTTGTAAGGCGAGGAATAAAACCAAATATTTTTGATATAGAGGTTAATGGAAATCCTTTACATAAGGAAGCAGATGATCGTTCTAATCAGAAAATTTTAGAAGAGAGTATATTAAAGGTTAATTACAAATCATTTACTCAAATTGTAATCTTGGGTAGTAGTACCTTTGTACCTTTTATGCAATTAACAAGTGTTAATCGTAGAGATGTTATTGAGGATCTTTTAGACATTCGTATTTTCTCTGCAATGAATACTTTGATTAAGGAAAATATTAGAGATCAGAAAGAGAAGATAAAGACCTTAAAACTTCGTGAGGAGAATATTAAAGATAAAGCAACTATGCAAGTAAACTTTATGAAAGAGTTGAAAGAACAAGGTGAGACTAATATAGAAACAACTAATGGTAAAATTAAAGAATTAAGTGTTGAAGTAGATACTCATATTGAGCATAATCAACTTAAAGAATCATCTATATCTGAGTTAATTAAGGAGCAAGAAGAACTTACTGGTGCTGGTGAAAAGTTAGTGAAACTTAATAATATGAAGGGTAAAATTACCCAAAAAGTAGCAACCATAACTAAGGAGCATAAGTTTTTCACAGACAACACAGTATGTCCTACTTGTACTCAGGATATAGAAGAAGAGTTTCGTGTAAATAGAATTGCTGACGTTCAAAATAAAGCACAGGATCTCAAGAAAGGTTTTAAAGAACTGGAAGAGACCATTAAATTGGAACAGGATCGAGAACGTCAGTTTAACCAATTAACAAAGGAGATTTCTAAACTCAATAATGGCATTTCTCAAAACAATACTCGCATCTCTGGCTGCCAACGACAGATCAGGGATCTGGAATCGGAAATTCAGAGATTTACCGAACAGCTTGCAAACAGAAATACTGAACATGAGAAGTTAGAAGAACTAAAAGAAAATCTCCAGAAAACATTAAAAGAATTATCATCAAAAAGAGAGGAAATCGTTCATTACGATTTTGCTTATTCTTTGTTGAGGGATGATGGAGTAAAGACAAAAATAATTAAGAAGTATCTTCCTTTTATTAATCAGCAGGTAAATCGTTACCTTCAGCTGATGGATTTCTATATTAATTTTACTTTAGATGAAGAGTTTAATGAAACGGTAAAGTCACCTATTCACGAAGATTTTTCATATTCATCATTCAGTGAAGGTGAGAAGATGAGAATTGATCTAGCATTATTATTCACTTGGAGAGAAGTTGCTAGAGTTAAAAATTCAGTTAATACTAATCTATTAATTATGGATGAGGTGTTTGATAGTTCTCTTGATGGATTTGGCACAGAAGAATTTTTAAAGATTATTCGCTATATAATAAAGGGTGCTAACATTTTTGTTATATCCCATAAGACAGACCTACATGACAAATTTGAAAGTGTCACAAGGTTTGATAAAGTTAAAGGTTTTTCACGTATAGTGCAGTGATGAATACTCCAAACTGGCAACACAATTCGGGTAAGCCACCGAAACGAAAACTTAAACCACAGGCTCTACGTGCTGCGAAGGACAGACGTAGACAGTTGATAAAGCGTCTACTGAACCCCACCAAGCGTGGGGTTTCGTCGTATAATAGGTTCATAATTAAAAAAACCTATGTTAGTTAAGCACGAAATCAAATCACAACTTGCCAAGTTACTTGCAACTGAGGATTTGATTGTAGAGCATAGAAAGACGGATACTGCTCAATTTAATGTTCATACTCGTGTTTTAACCTTACCTAATTGGGAAAGAGCAAGTAATAACATATATGATTCTCTAGTTGCTCACGAAGTTGGTCACGCTTTATATACACCTGATGAGTGGGATTGGATGGGTAAAATTCCTCAAACATTTGTAAACATAGTTGAGGATGCAAGAATTGAGAAGTTGATGAAGAGAAAATTTGCTGGACTTGCCAAAACATTCTATAACGGTTATAATGAACTTAATGATAAAGATTTCTTTGAGATAGATGGTCAAGATATTAGTGATCTTAATCTTGCTGATAGGACTAATTTATTTTTCAAGATTGGTTCGTTCATTGATGTATCTTTTTCAACTCCTGAAAAGGAGATTGTCACTTTAATTAAAAATGCCGAGACCTTTACTGACACCCTCGCAGCAGCAGAAGCGTTATATAATTTCTGCAAGCAAGAACTTGAAAAGAAACAGAAGGAGCAAGAGGATAACTCTGAATGTGAACAGGATGCTCCTACTGGCATTGAAGGTAGCGGCAATTTCTCTACTGACGATGGTGACGATTGTGAGCTTACCGTTCCTGACTCTAGTAGCAATGATACTTTGGAAAACGGGACTGGTGGCACTGATAATGTTCCTGTCAGTCATGGTTCTGATTCTGTAGAACCAGAAGTTTATACTGCTGAAGCATTAGAAGAAAGACTTCAAGAACTTAATTCATTGCAAGGTGCAGAAAATGTTTATTTTGAATTACCAAAACTTAAGTTAGAAAACTATATTATTCCTAATAGTCAACTTCATGAAGAGATGAGAGTATCTTTTACTGAAGCAGAGGATGATTATATAAAAAGAGATCGTGTAAATATTTTTAATGCTGGATTATTTGATCAACCAGATGATGACTTTATAAAATTTAAGAAGAATGCACAGAAAGAAGTTAATTACTTAGTTAAAGAATTTGAGTGTAAAAAGGCAGCAGATAGTTATGCTCGTACCACTACACATCGTACTGGAGTTTTAGATACAAGAAAACTTCATACTTATAAGTTCAATGAAGATCTATTCAAGAAGGTAAGTATTCTTCCTGATGGTAAGAATCATGGTCTTATATTCATTCTTGATTGGAGTGGTTCTATGGCTCATGTCATGCAGGATACTCTTAAGCAACTTTACAATCTAATGTGGTTCTGTCGTAAAGTTTCTATTCCTTTTGAGGTCTATGCTTTTAGTCAAGAATGGAAGAGGGGGAAAATGGATTATGAAACAGGACAATGGAATCATCAAGATTCAGAACCTCTTTATGAGGAGAAGGAGTATCTCTTGAGGATGGATAATGACTTTGCTTTGATGAATCTATTTACAAGTAAAGTAAATGCAAAAATGGCCGAGCATCAAATGTTAAACATTTGGAGGGTTGCTTCAACATTTACTAGGAGTACACAATGCTGGTATCGTTATCCACATAGGTTATGTTTATCAGGAACTCCATTGAATGAGACG